TGTGGTAATCCCATCAGCCATTTGTGAAATTACTTTCACTGCCATTGCATCGGCATCTACTTTTAGTCCATCAGATAAATTCCTCAATCTAGACGTTATTTTGCTAGGATTAAAATTTACAGAACGACCATTTCTTTTCGTTACTTTCATAAAAATGTATCTGGTTTTATAATTAATTTACTTATTTGTTTGCTAGAAGTCTCAGACTCCATATCAGGTGCGGCAGAGGTTAATTCTCCATTCGAACTTAATATGTTTTTGATTCTATCAGCATTTTTAAATCCTCTTTCAGATACATAGTCACCTATGATTTGTTTCTGAACATCAGAGTATCCTTTTAAATTTCCGTCAATCATTAGCTGTCTAGCCTTCTTCATGTCGTGCGTAATATTAAACTTATACAACACTCTATCTCCATAGTCAGCATGTCCTGCATACATAGGATGCTCCATCAACTCTCCTTCAAACTTTAAGAAGTCGTGAGAACTTGTCCAATGATACAGAACACAAAACAAATCATCTCCTTCCTGGAAAGATAAGTATGTATTCTGCATAAGGTTTAAGAATCCAATATTGACATGTTTCATTAAAAGAGGTAACATATATGTCTTACTCTTATTAGGCTTTATGTCTACTTTAAATATTGGCTTCATTATCTTCATTGTTTAAATTATTACTTCCCGTTATACTCTCGGCGTCCATCAAGACTAATCCCTCAGTATCAATTTGATCTTGAGTGTAGTCTGCATCATCATTCTCCTTACTATAATAGTATAAGTCTATCAACTCATAAACTCCTTGATATTCAACTCCATGTCTATCTGTGAATCCATTAAGAGCAAGTTGATGCATATCTTCTGATACTAAAAACCTCATAGGTCTATTAGGATTCAATTTAGATATGTATACAAACTCAAATTCCTTAACAGTGTATCCGTGAAGTTCAAAGTCGTTGTCAACTATAGTCTTAAGTGCCTCTCTATATAGTGCACCTTGAATATAATATCTGTGCATAGTATAAAGAATAGGAAAGTCCTTACAGGGAGATTCTCCTGTCTTTAAATCAACAGGTATAATCACTTTGTGTTTATGATTAACTACCAAGCAGTCAAGCATTCCCTTAACTCTTCTCCCATTCACTTTTGTATCGAATTTGTATTGGTAAAAGATTTGTACATCTTTCACTCCAGTCGCAAAAAACTTAGCAGTAAACGGGTGGGTACGAAGGGTATTTGCAGTTTGAGCAGCATGGTCCCACATGGCATCCTTAATTAAATTTTTGCCTTGGCTTTGTAATTTATCAGCAAAGTATGCACTTCCACCACTTACGACAGTCTTTACAATTCTTTCGTCATTATAAGATGTATACACCTTTAATGCTCTTGCTGCTGCAAGTATTTGTGCAGTATAGTTTGTCAAAACTACATTATTTTTTGCATATTTCCTAACAAAATCTCCACTTTTTTTATGCTCATTTGGTTTTGTGATTACATCCAATATTGCATCAAGTATTATTCTTATATTTTGTGTTGGTGGTTTTACAGAACTTCCTCTGTAAAATAACTCATCTACCCTATCAGGTTCAAAGCACATTACGTCTACTAGACTACCAAACTTAAGATTGAAAGACTGTTTAACTCCTCCAACGACATCTAGGCCTTGCTTACTTATGCTCGAAAGCATAGAATAAGAAGGAATCTCTAGATCTCTATATTCCCCCTCCGACATGGAGAGATTGTGATCTTCAATCATATTTGTTATTTTTAAATTGTTAATACTACATAAACATGTCAACCTGTGCAGGATCTTGACCAGGATAAACCCCATCAGAATCACACTCGTTGCCATTTTCATCTTCATATCCTGTAATCATAAAATCACAGGAGCAAACCTCATCTTGTGTTGCAAATAGCTCATCTCTTGACATAACCATGTCAGAGAATGATAACCTTGCAAAGACTTTGTTTGCTGTCTTTAATTTACTTGTTCCCATATTATAAGTTTTCTATTTTATTTTGAACATCATCTATACCTGATAAGATTTCTTGTATCTTATCTAACTCCTTCTCACTATTGCCAACTAGTGACATAACAACTTGGTAAGCATTATCTAATATTCTTATTGCGTCTTTTATTGTTTCATCCATTTTAAAATAACTTTATGTATACTCCTGGATTTTCTTTGTCCACACTATATAGTGGAAAAGCCCGTGGGTTGTTTTGATCAATCAATTGACCATCAATGCTCATGGGTACAGGGAATACGTGTTTAACATTGTCATCTTCTATAAAGTCATGTGCAGTCATTAAATCTTGTACGATTTCTACACTATTACTAAAGTCAAATAACCTCTTACTATTTCTCACTTGGTGATATCCAATAATTATTGGATCACTTGTGTGAGCTTTCATTTTCATAAACTCTTCTCGTAAAGCATCAAATTGATTGGGTCTAGTAGGGTCTACATATCCTTTAACTTCTTTTTTACGAGAGTTAAACTTTTGTATTCCAATTGACCTAAGAAATTTATTAACGGTAGGGGAACTAAATATCCCTCTAGCTGTTTTTACTTTTGAGTTTTTTAATGAGGGAATGTTCCCTGGTACAAAAATCATGCTACATTTTTTTATAGTATTACCCCTACCGAAATAGGGGCATTACCTGGTTATTAATCATTACGACAATATTCGAACTTACTGTTACTTGGATTATAGCTAACACATTGTCTGTTTGCACGGAATTGCTCAAAAGCATCATTTCCATAACCTTCAAATTGTGTTCCACCAATACCAATCCAGAATGCTCTTTTGTCATATGTGTGACAACTGTCAAATCCATCTGTCACTATAACAGAATTGTTCTTGTTCTCACGTATTACATCCATTACTTTGTTAAAGTCAGTACCTCCTGATCTAGAAAATGCTAAGATAGAAATATCATTTACATTAGATATCTCGTATATCTGAGTATCAAAGAAATATAGGTTCTCTATTAAACCCATCTTCTTTAAAGTCATAGCTATACCTTTAGCAAGATTTATCATCTTAATACTTCTACCCTCGAATGTTTCATCACTAGTCATAGATCCAGAGCAGTCTAAAAATAAGTCAAACTTACCTTTATACTTCCTTGTATTGTTACCCATGTTTAGTATTTCTGCATTCTTAAATATAGGATTAAGAAACTCAAGACCAAATAAATCCTCACACTCCTCACATTCAAACAAATTCTCCTCAACAACACTATGTTTAGTAGAAAAGTAATTCTGTGATTCATTAAGAATCTTATCTAGAACGGTTCGGATACTATTCTTATTGAAATTTAATCCTTTAAGAATTTTTCTCAAATTGTCAACCTCATCTAAGAATTCAGGATTACCATCAGACAATTCATTTAAAGCATCTTTACTTAATTGTTGCTCTAAGTCTTTGATCTTTTTGTCAGCCTGTTCCTTAGCTTGGCTAATGTCCTTAGTGGCTTTTTCTAAAGCTTTGTTAACAGATTCTTCATACTGATCTCTTCTAACACTAGAACTTTCAGAACCTTTGCTAGCTCCTTGGTTACTACTATTATCTTGAGGTTGTCCATCTCCTTCACCTTCTTCTTGACCTTCTTTATTTCCTGATTGACCTTGTCCTTTTCCTTCTTCACCTTTACCCATCTCTCCTCCTTCATTTCCTTCTCCTTCTAATCCAGTAGGCTCTTCTCCTCTTTGCTTTTGTTCCTCTCTAATCTCATCATCAACTTTCTGAAGAGCTAATGCTAGCTCTCTTGTTAATATATTAGAAAACAAAGGTGAATCAGTAGTTACAACTTTAGTTAATGAATCATAAACCTTATCTACAACTTTATGCCTAATAGCATTAGTTTTATTTTTTGGTCTCTTCTTCACATCTGCGTTAACAAAGATACTGTAAATATCGTTTATTAGTGACTGAGATAACGTGCATTCTTTATTTGTCTTATCTTGAACGTAACTTTTAATACGTCTAAGCTTAAGAGATTCAAATGCGGTTACTCCCGGTATAACAACGTGCTCGTCTGCTCTAAATCCAAAATCTCCTGCCATGGAGTTTTTGTATATTCCGTAAGGATCATAGGAAGGAGCGGTAAAGCTCCCTCCTGTAAATCCTGTCTTTCTTCCGAATAAACTCATTATATAGCTTGAGTTTGTGATAATACTGACTCATCATCCTTCAAGAATTCTAACTTACCTTCCTCTTCAGAAAGTCTAGAAGCTATCTGCTCTGTGTCAGCTTCAGCAATAAGACCCAATCTTTTAGCAAGTTCGTAAGCCTCCTCAAATTTGTCATAAGCAGCATTGTACTCATCAGATGATACGCACATACCTATGGCGTCAATACGATCATATACTTCTCTAACCTGTGCAGGTACAAGATTCTTAGCAACATCTTTTGCTACACTCTTACCTACTAAAAGCTCAACAGTCTTAATCATACCTCTATTCTCGTCATAACCCCATACACACATAACATTCTTAATCAATGTTGGTAAGAATGATAATGCACGATCTGAAAGGTGTGAATGACAAGAATCTAAGATAGTCTTAATCTTGGAAAAATCTAAATCTATAGCATCTATATCAGCCTTTTCTGGTAAAGAAATGTTGTGATTCTGTCTGAATGTCTTACCACCCTTAGCATAGTACTTCATCATATCAGCAGGACTCAATCTCTTTACATCATGAGTGATTAGAAATCTATCCCAGAATGGTGAGTCTTTCTCATCGTCAGGGATTTCATTACACGTAGCAATAAAGTTAGTCCACTTACATGGTAACTTTTCTTTCCCGTTAAACAATACTCGCTCATTCATAACACCTAATAAACTATTTCTTAAAGATGCTGATGCTTTGTCAATCTCGTTGACAACAACAACTCTAGCTCTAGTCATAGGTGAATCTACTTTGTACTTGTTCTCTGTGGTTAATGCCTCTAAATCTACATTACCTTTAATTGCATTACTCTTTGTTCCTTCATCTGTTTCTAGAAGAAACAAATCTTCTCCTTTAAGTGTACCCAATGATGCTTTCGCAAAATCAATTACAGCAGCAGTCTTTGCTACACCTGGAGGTCCGATCAATAATATTGGAGTTCTTAAAGCCTCCCCTAGAGCCATTACTCTGAATGTTTCTAGTTTTTTCATCAAATTTGTATTAATTTTTCTTGTAATCATGGTGATTTTTATTTAATTGTTAATTGTTCTATTAATTGTTTTAATTGTTCTTTGCCAAATTTCTCTATATAGTCAGAAGGATCTTTCACTTGAGATCCATCCGGAATCTCTATTTGTGTAAATCCTGTCTGGGAAGCTAGTTTGGCACCAGCTATCCTACCTCTATTCTTATCGCTATCAAAGTCATTATCATACATTATGTAGATATTCTTAAACCTACCTCTAACCTCATCTATTACACTATCTTTAGGATTAACCCCTTCACTCTGTAAAGAGCATGATGTAATTACATTGGTTGGAAATAAACTCTTTATAACCATAGCATCCTTTCGACTACTTGTTATTATTAATGTTTCTCCATTTTGTGGAAGCTGTGTCCATAATTCCCATGTAGAATAGTCGTTATTATTAATCCATTTATTCTCTACGTCATAAGGACGATAGATTTTAAATGTCTGAATATTATCTTTCTCTTCTACAAATGCATAAGCATGGTCATTAGTTTTAGTACAGTATCCATTAATAAAGAAATGCGATATCGGATATACATTGCAGTATTCCAATTGCTCTTTTGTTAATCCATATTTATTGTTCCAATAATCTTTATCCTTTCTCGACCAATTTCTCGTGGTAACACTTATTCTAAGTCTCCCTTTATTTAGGGTTTTATTTGTTTTAGTGTACACTTGACCTTTTGGTAGGGAATGAATAGAATTAGGAATCTCAAACTGTGTAAGATTAAAGTCAGCAGCAACCTTATTGATTGCTTCAACTTTAGTTCTCAAATTAAATAATCTCATAACAAATACAAAGCAGTTGCCTACTTCTCCTGTTGCGAAATCTTTAAATAGTATAGTTTGATAGTCCTTACTATGAAACAAGCTAAATGATGGTGTAACGTCCTCACGAAAAGGACTACTAATTGGTTTGGTTGGCACTTCGCCACCCAAATAGTAGGCAAATATATCTAATTCATTTACACACGCTAATATTGAATTAGATGTGGGCAAATCCTTGTAATCTCTACTTTTACCAAAACTCATTTTTGTTGTTTTTAAAGGTTAAAAAACCCCCACATTGCTGTGAGGGTCTATTAAATTAATTATGCTATATATTATAGCCAGTCATCGTCACTCATGGTAACTGCATCTTCCGATGGTTCTGCCGAAGCAAAAGCATCAAATTGATTAGTGTTACTTGCGTTAACTTCACTAGGTGTAACCTGGTGCTCACGTAGACTTAAATCTAGTGGGCCAAAGTCTACATTACCAAAGGCTCCTGCGTCTTGTGAAGACTTAAGGTCTTTAAGTAAGTATTTGAATTTGTCAGCTCTAGTTCCAGAGATAACATACTGACGTAAAGTATTACGGTTAAAAGTGGTCTGCACCATTTTACCATCTCCTTTAGTCTTAACACCTAATAATACACCAATACTATTGTTTGTATTGTCGATGATACCTTTAAGAAGACTTACATCTCCTGTGAAAATCTTTTCCCACTCAGGCTTGTCGATACGTGCATAGCAATCTGACGGATCAGTTGCCTTACTTGGATCCCAAGGTAAGTTAAGTAAGTTAACTAGAAAGTTGATTAATTCAACTTCTCCACGCTTAGCTACTTTTACCCCATCTGCATTGTACCACTTCATGTTGTCAGGAAGTGTTTTAGTCTTAATAGCTTCTTCAGTCAACCAAGTGTCTTTACCAAATGAATTAATCACTTTGTATTTCCCACTTTGAGACTTATGGAATGTATCGGCTACATAAAACTGAATTTTCTCAGTTAATCCTTCTTCTTCATTAGTCAAATAGAAATCTAACCTAATTTGACGAGCTTTACGCTCACCCTCAGAATCTGTAACGGTAGTTTCACCGATATATTCTGGATCAAAGTTAAGCTCACGACCATAAATAGCCTCTAACTCTTCTTTTGTTGGGTTAATTCCTACTACTTTAAAATTGGCAGCACCAGTATGTAATTTTTTCACTGATCCTCCACCTGCACTTTGTTCTTTTCCGAATGCACTCATAATTTACTCTTGTATTTAAAATTTGGGGATCTTTTAAGGCGATCCCCTTTACCATATTACTTAATTAATTGTTCTTAGTTCCACTCAGACTCTTCCTCCTGTAATTGAACCTTTACATTTGCTGCAGCTTGAGCATGATCTTCTTCTTCTGTTACAACAGAATCTAAATCCCAGTCACTACCGGAGTCTTCTTCTTCAGTTTCTACTGCTACTTCTTCTTCTTCTACAACTTCGATAGCCTCAACTTCTTCGTTAAAGTCTTCAACATCCAATTCAGCATTAGCAACAGCTACTTCATTCTCTTCCATAAGAATGTTGTCAGCCGCCTCTTGTCTTGCAATTTCTGTTGTAACAGAATCCTGTACTTCGGCCATAGTCTTAGAACCACCATTAGTTTCTATAACAGGTTCTTGGCCAACTGGTACTAAAGCATGTGCCTCAATATCATTTGATGGGAACGCAGTTAAATAGAATTCAGCTGATTCACCGTCTTCATCAATATTTAAGAAAGAGTATACTTCTTTGCAAAAGAAAGATGAGGTAATTGCTTTACTTTTCTCTTTCGTATCTTCTCCATTTGCAACTCTATTCTTAGACGTCTTGTAAGAAACTACATTCTCTTGGTCAGCTGCAGGTATTAAACTTTTATTTGCTACTAAAACCTGACGGTTATCACCTTCAACAGAAGCAAATACTAATTCTTGTACATCTCCGTTATCAAGACCCAACAATTGTGATGCCTTAGTGTTAAATAATAATCTACGAGATTTTCTCGCTCCTTTGTTTGCCTCAACTGTTACTACAGGTCTATCAGCATATTTGTCTCCTGCAGATACTGCAGATAGTTGTTGTCCTAATCTTTTAGAACCAAAAATTATTGTATTCATTTTTTGTGTGTTTTTATTAATTGTTAATATTGGGAGGAATTTCACCTCCCTTGTTTTTTTAGCTAATAGGATTGTGCCCACCTATTAACAATTTCCAATAAGCCTTAAAGGCCTTTACTATTCTCATCATCCTTCTTCGAATAAACGAATTGCCTCTAATACTGCACTCATGTCATTTGGTACAATTTCACTATCAAACATTCCTGCAGGACTTTTAGCCATATTGGTAGTGTTGTTTTGTGTCATGAATCCGTAAGTAATATCATTACCTTTCTTCTCCACAATAGTCTCTAGTATAACACTAAACATTCCTTCAGGTTTAACAACGTCTTGGACTAACTTACCACCAGGTACGCCAAATACAGTTCTGTCAACACCATTAAAACTTTTAGTCTCAGTATGGGCCATAACTATTACAGTAAGGTCATCTCTAAGCCCATCAATAGATTTCAATGTCTTATAAACATTATCACCCATCTCAGTAAACTTAGTGTAACCTACAGTTTTAGCCTTGTCCATAAACTCGCCAATCATAGCATACGTAATAGTATCTATCACAACATACTTGATATCTTGTCTTTTGTTACTTACAAAAGCCATGGCAGCTCTAATCTTTTCCCAATCAGTAGTTTTTAAATAGTTACATGTATTAGGGTTAAATTTACCTGTTTCAGGATCCTTCATTAAATAGTTCTTCTTCCAACCTTTAAATGGTGGTGCTTTTTCGTCAGGACATATAATAAACGTTTCCTTCGGATTTATATTTGCTAAAGAGTAAGTTTTACCCGTACCACTATAGCCTGTTACTAAAATTTTATTTGCCATACTTTTCTATTTTTCATTGTTACTAATCGATTCTTTTTCTATCTCTGTTCTCACTTGCTCTGATATATCCTTCGCTACAAGAAATGCTATTTCTCTTTTTGAGAAACCATTTTCTATTATCTCAGTCAAAACAGCCATTGGATTTTCCGTAGATGGATCAACATTAAATGTCTCAAAAACACTTTCAAACTTTTGCTGAAATGGCTTCATCTCTAATCCACAAGCATCGAAATCATTATCTAGATTTGTTTTGTCAATTTCTGGGTATGCTACTTTACTCATTTTATTATTTTATTAATTATTATTACTTATACAAATATACGAAATTTAATCGACATATCCTTAGATAGTTACGAGATTTTTTGCACAATATTAAGTGCTCTCACTTTGTCAATCAAATCTTGTACTGTTCCGTCATTTTCTATTACATAGTCAAAATCACTATAGTCATCTAAAGCTGTTTCTGATGGGTGAGGGTTTACATCAATGGCTCTTGTACCATTATCTCTATTAACCCTAATAAGGATACCACCTTTATCTTTAATAATTTTAGCTTCATTAGGGAATCTAACATCTGTAATTATCCAATTAGGATAAACCCAAGAGCCTTTTATCTTTTTACCTACAGAACCTTTATAGTCAAATCCTAAAGGGTTATAATCAGCAAACAAAGCATTTACCCATATATTAGGGTGAATAATCTGTC